GGGCGTTGAAATGATCCGGGCAAAGGACCGAGATAATGCTCCCGATCTTCAGGGTAACCACGATTCCGCCTCGCTCCGGGCGGTCGCAGGCGTCGCACGTTCCCTGGAAATAGTTGCTCCCGACCGTAGCCTGGAGGCCCGTGTGCTCGCCCCGCGCCTCGAGCCTCCGCTCCGAGGCCCGCAGGGCGTCGCCGTCCGCCTTCTTGGCCATCACCGCGCCTCCTTCTCGTACTTCTGGATCGCCCGGTGCAGTGGCCCCGCGAATTGGTCACCGCGCCACGAGTTGCCACCCGCGAACGCGATGTTGCCGGCCGCGAGCAGGTCGCGGTCGAACACCGCCGTCCGCCTGCTGGGCCGCTCGTCGCGCTCCGGGAAAACCACGCCGAGCATCGGGCGGGTGTGGAGGCCGTCGTTCCAATCGAAGAGCGCGACGTAGAAGCCCTCGCCGCAGATTCCGTTCCGGTGGTAGTCGATCGCCGTCACCTTGATGTCCGTCTTCGCCATCATCACCGCGCCTCCTTGCTGATCTCTCCGTAGGCGTCCGTGGAACAGAGGATCTGCCAGCCGCAGATCTCGCCGTCAGGGCGGCGCGTCATCCTCGTGTTCGTGTTCATGCCCTATTACCATGCGAACATCGCGCCAACTCAGGGCTTACGGGAAATCGCGTATTTACGGGGAGGGCCGGAACCAGGGCGAATTGGCAAACGGCTAAAAACAAAGGATTGTGCCCCTGAAAGTGGGGCATCCGTGCCCCGGGCATCAGTGCCCCAGTGGGGCGGCAATGCCCCACCAGAGATCTCGGAACTCCGCCTCGACAGCCTCGGCGACCCCCAGCCAGTCCAGCGCCTCGCCCGGCACCTGCTCGAGCGTCAGAGTCGTGGGGTCGCCCACCTCCCGCACCGCGACCCCGTACCCCACGCCCTCCGGGTACGGGTAACCGATGAACTCCCGGCCGTCCGCCGTCGGGCGATGGGGCGCGTACCCGAGGACCCGGAGCCGGATGTAGTGCTCGGTCATCGCCCCTTACCTCCCCAGCCACCGGAGGCCCCGGCGGCGCCGGAGCTCCAGCAGGTCGTCGGCCCGCACCGCCCAGAGGCGGGCGCCAGCCGTACAGCGCGCGACACGCGCCGGGACGTCGACCTCCCGGACCCGAAACGCGACCCCGGACGGCAGGGCCCAGCGCCCGACCAGCGAGAGCAGGGCCTCCCGGTCAGCCTCAAGGCCGCGCCGCAGGAGGGCCAGCGCCAGCGCGATGCTCCGCCGCGCCCCCGCCACCATCACCGCACCTCCTCCGCGCTCTCCTCGCCGATGAATTCTTCGACAAGGAAGCTGTAGCCGTGCCGAACTCTCTCCTCGGCCTGTCGAGCCTCGTTAACGTCGGGGCCGTCGTACAGCACCACCCCGGCGCGGTCGTCGCACCGGCAACCCTCGTCGATGCACGACTCGACTGCGCGGAACCGTCGTGTCTTTTTCATCCCTTTACCTCCCCAGCCACCGAAGCGGCAGGTCATCGCGGTGTCGGCTTGGTGGCGCGCTGGCCCCTGTGGCTGATCTGTCCTGCCATCACCGTACCTCCTCCGCGCTCGGCCACTTGGCGTCACCGGGGCCCGTCTTCAGGTACCGGCTGTAGACCACAAAGCGGGCGCCGGGCTCGCCGGCCTTCGCGAGTCGCGTGAGCTTGGCGCGCTCGGCGTCCGTCATCCGCATCCCCGCCACCGTCCGGTCGATGTCCTCGTCCGTCATCCTCGTGTTCGTGTTCATGCCCTATTACCATGCGAACATCGCGCCAACTCAGGGCTTACGGGAAATCGCGTATTTACGGGGAGGGCCGGAACCAGGGCGAATTGGCAAATAGTTAAAAACAAAGGATTGTGCTTCTGAAAGTGGGGCATCGATGCCCCAGGCATCAGTGCCCCAGTGGGGCAGAGATGCCCCAGCTACCGCGCCCCCATCCGGCGCTGGAGCGTATCAAGGAATCCGGATGATCCCAAGACCTCGAGCCGAGCTCCGCCGCCCGCATCCTTGGCCCCGGCCCAGCGCCCCAGCAACACCTCCTCGCCCACCCCCCAGGCCCGAAGGTCGGCCACGTGAAGGGCGGCGCGGCGGTCCTCCTCCGGCCCAGCATCGAGCGCCACCACCACACGCCGGGGACGCGCGCGGTGCAGGATGGCAAGCTTCTGAGCAGTCAGCGCCTGACCCAACAGCGCGACCGGCATCCAGTCCCCGCCGCGGGCCCCGTACCCCATCGCGTCGCCCGCCCCCTCGACCAGCAGCACGTCGGCGCCCGGTAGGAGAGCGTCGACGTTGAATAGCCACCCCGACGCCGAGCGCCCGCACTCTGCCTGCGGGTCGTCGGCTACGCCGCTGCGCGCGTTGAGGTACCGTGGCTCGAGGTCGCGACGAATCGTGCGCGACAGGAACCCGACCGGCGAGCCACCCATCACGATGGGTATCACAATGCGGTGAGCGTGACGCCCGATCCGCACACGGCCAAGCCCCCAACGCTGCGCGTCCGCCGGGCTGACCCCCCACTGACGGTCCATGAACGCGAGGCACCTACGCTCGAACACCGAGGCGCCGCCCCAGTCCGTCCGCATCCCGTCCGGGAACCTAACCCAGTCTCCCGGCTCAGGGGCCCGGCCAGCGGACGGGAGTCGGCGTCCGCGGCGCGGGTAACGGCGCAACAGGAAGACCCACGCCTCGCCTCGTGACCGAAGGCCCTCGAGGCGCCGCACCCACTCGACGGCGCCACCCGCGAGGCGCGGCTCCGCCTCACAGCCGGCGTTCCAGCACCCGGCCGCAAATCCCTCGACCTGGAGCCACCCGCGCCCACGGCGCTCGCCGCAGAGGGGGCAGTCCACGATCCGGACTCCCTCGTCGTACCCGCGCCCGCCCCCCGCATTCCGGACCGCGGCGTGCTCCGCGAGGTAAGCGTCGAGGTCAATGATCTCGGCGTCCGAAGCACTCATAGTAAGAGCCCTTGCCGGAGACCAGAGAAGGCTCCAGGAACTGGTATCTTCTGGAGAAGCGTTTTTCTATCGTCCGCTGAACGGCCGATTCTCCGCCACCCAGCACAGAGGAAACAGTATCCCGGGTTCCGCGACCTCACTTTCCGATCCCACACATACGTCAACAATCCGTCCGGGCCGCATCCATCAGCGTAACGATAGAGTTCCGCCTCCGCCCCCAAGATCAACTCGCTGGACCTCACGGGAGACTCGTTCCGGAAGATCGTGCACGTCCACCCATCCAAACCGTTCATCGCCCTGAGGCCGGAATTCGGATGAGGGCGCCACCACCCGAACAAGGCATGGAAATCCTCCAACAAGAGGATGATCGTCTGGCCGGGCGGCATGAATTGGTGAGCCCCGACATTGCGACGGCTGTAATGACGGTCTGCGAGTCGGCACGCGGCCGCGTTGAATTTCGTCACCTTTCGCCATTCCATCACTCCTCCGGCTCGTCCCCCGCGCGCCGGCGGCCGCTCGCGAACCCCTCCCAGACCTCCTCCCAGACCTCCGCGAGCTTCCGCTCCTGGCGCGGCGAGAGCGAGCGGCTGCGGCTCCACTGCGCCTGGACGGACGCCACAAAGTCGCTCTCCCAGAGCGTGAGCGCCCGACGGAACGCGCCCCACAGCGCCGCCAACATGTCGTCCACCTCGTGGGGCCGGAGGCTCACAGGAACTCCACCCCGATATCGCCATCGGGCCAGAACTCATGCGGGCCGCCGTGCCCGTGCTCCAGCATGCAGGTGCCCTCGCCCTCGAAGCCCCGGTGATATGCCTCCGCCCACGCCTCGGTCCCGACCTCGAGGCCGTCCAGCTTCCCGGCCCAGCAGTGGAGGACCGCGGTCATGGATTCGCCGCCCACGGATCACCGGTTCGGTCATTGAGGCCAGAACTTGACGTGCGCTCGTCGGGCCTCTGCTGCGGAGCCCGCACCATGCGGTCCAGCACCACCGCGTCCCCGACCTCCGCGAGCTGGGCGTGGAGGCGGCCCACAAGATCGGCCTTGTTGGTGATGCCGTCGGGCACCTCGTCCGCCACCGACAGCTCGACGGTCTCGGTCTCGTACGGCCGGACCTGAAACGTCCGCCTGTAGCTCGCTCGGATCTCAGCCATTGTTTTTCTCCCCCTCCTTCTTCTATCCAGTCTCCCCGTCATGACGGCTCTTTGATCCGCGCGTACAGGCTGCGGCGCAACTCCCCGAGCCGCCACTCGCGCTCCTGGAGTTGCGCCCGCAGGTCGCAGATCTGGCCCACCAGCACGTCGATCTCCTCCTCGAGCGGGTCACGCAGCACCATGCGGCACCTCCTCGTCCTTCACGCTCCGGAACGCCATCCGGTCGAGGTCCACGCGGTAGGTCCCGGCGAACTGCTCGTCCGCCTCGTCCCGCAGGGCCGCGACGTAGAGGGACCGCATCCCGGCCTGCACCAGCTCCTCGGACGCGCAGATCCCGACGAACCCGTCCCCCACCGCGATGACCTCGAACGCCTCCGCGATATCGTCCTTCCGGATCCTGGCCTTGGCGATCGCGCTGCGCTTCACGAGCGCGGCCGACCAGACCGCCGCCCCGAGCGCACGAGCGGCGGCCGCGATCTCCCGGCTGATGGCCGCGAGCTCGTGCCGGAGCTCGCGCTCGCCGGACCCCGACCCCATGATGTTGAGGAAGTCGAGCACCACGAGGTCGACGCGCTCGCCCTCGCGCCGCAGGTCCTCCACATGCCGCTGCACGGCGTCCACGACCCCCGCCTCCCGCGGGGAGCCGGTCCAGAGGTGGACCTCGCCGGCGCCCGCCGCGATCAGGCCCCGGTAGGCGCGCGCCATCCCCGAGGTGTCGGCCCGCAATTCCTGCTTGGTGGCGCGCGCCACGTTCCGGTCCATTCGCATGAGCATCGGCATCGCGCCCATCTCGAACGAGAAGAACGCCACCCCGTGGCGCCGACGCGCGGCGTTGAGTGCGACGTTCAGGAGCGCGCTCGTCTTCGCCCCCTTCGGGGGCGCCAGGAAGTACATCACCTCACCGGGCCGGACCCCGGAGCCGAGCGCGAGGTCGAGCTTCGGGAAGCCGGTCGGCACACGCCCCGCGAGGTCCTCGCCCCGCTCCCAGAGCGCGACCCGCTCCTCGTAGGTCGCGATCAGCGGCACGGAGCGGCCGGAAGACGCGGGCTCGGACTCCCGTATCGCGCGGGTGACGTACTTCCGGATCTCGGCCGCCGACTCGCCCCGCTGGTAGAGGTCCGCCGCGCCGAGCAGCGCGCGCTGGAGCCGAGAGCGCCCGATCCACTCCAGGACCTCGCCCTCGACGTAGGCGGCGTCCGGGACCTCTGCCTCCCGGACGGCGCCCCACTCCTCGCGCAGGGCCGCCGCCTCGTCGGTCCGGAGGCGCCGGACCTCTGCCTCCACGAGGTGGTCCATCGACTCGAGGCCCGGCCACCCGCGGGGGTCCGCCTCGCCGTGCCGCTCGACCAGGCGCGCCAGGCGCTGGCGCGGGCCCACGAGACGCCCCTCCGACCCCTCGGCGAAGTGGTCCGGGTCGCAGGCACCCGGCACCCGGCGGTGGAGCCCGGTCTTGATGCACAGGGACAGGACCTTGCGCAGGAACCCGGGGCCGAAGCTCTGCCCGTAGGCGGGCGGGTCGCTCACGAACGCCTACCGGCGCCTTCGGAGGCTCTCGCCCGAGAACTGGACGCGAGCGAAAACCGATGGGTCCATCAGGCGATCCACCACCCGCTCCCCGAGCCGGTCCCGCGCCTGCATCCGGTCTTGGAGGAGATTCGTCGTCAGAATCAACCGCCGACCCCGGAGCGGGATCTCAAGCAAGCGCAAGAGAACCTCCTCTTTCCAGGGCGTGTGGGCGTCGACATCGACGTCGTCGAGCGCCAGGACCACGCACCGCCCCTCGATCTCGCCCAGCAGCTTGTCGGCCGTCAGGGGCGGCTCCTCGCCCCACGGCAACGCCCCGGTCTTGGCGGCGTCGAGCCGCGCCTTGAGGCCCTGCCACCGATAGAACTGAGCCGGGGCCGGGCGCTGCCGAAACGCCCCGGCCACGACCGCCTCCTGGGTGCGGGGGGCCGTCACCATGACCCAGGCCCCCGCGGACCCGACCCGGCGCTCGGCGGCGTCCCGGATCATGCAGCAGGCCGCGACCGTCTTCCCGAGCCCAGGCGCCCCGTGAAGCAGGAGCCCCCAGCGCCCAGGCGCTGGGGCCCGCCCCCAATCCCGGAGGTCGGCGGGCGACACCCCCTCGGCGCGCCACTCCCGGAGACTGCCCCACCCCCACTCCGGGTACGGGACCCCGCAGGCCCGGACCCGCGCCGCAGCGTCGTCCTCGGGCTCGAGGTCGTCGAGCTCGGGCGGGAGGAGGTCGTCCACTAGCTACCTATCCGGCCCCAGCAAGATGGCTCGGGTCGCGGTGGGCATCTCCTCGCAGCCCCGGGCCCACGCCTCGGCCTCTTCGCCCTCGCGGAAGACCGGGGCCTGGCCTCGGGCGCCACCCGGCCCCGAGCCGTCGCCCCCGTCGAGGATCGCCCGCATCGTGGAGCCCCACAGGTACGACAGGCTCCGGAGCGGGGGGAACTTCTCCCGCCGCCACCTGGCGATCCCGATCTGGCAGACCCGCAGGAGGTCCGCCAGCGCCGCGCCCTCCGAGAGCCGGAGTCTGGCGAGGCCGGCGGCGCGGACCCCGTACGACGTCTCTGGCCCGCACTGGGTGTGGAGGATCCCCTCGACGGCCGAGAGAAGCTGGACGACGTCGAGTGTGTCTCGCGCGCTAGCGCGAGGCGCCGCCGAAGGCGGCGCAGGCTTCCCGCCGAAGGTTACCGGCAGATTTTTTGGGGGAGTAATACTAGAATCCTTAATCACTTTATACTCCTTACTACTAGTATAGGAAAGTAACGTCTCGGTAGCATCTCTTTTTTTCTTTGCGCGCTGCAACTTACGTGACTTCGTTACCCAGGCGCTATCATTGGGCTCCTTAGATGCTACCCGCATGCTACCATTGCCGGACTTCGTTACCGAACCCCGTCCATTTTGGCCTCCATTTTGACGCTGATGCGGGTGGGTTCTTGAGGCGATGTTCTCCACCGCGAAGGCCTCGTCGCACATCGACTCAACCTCGTCGAGGATGGCCGCCACGAAGGGTGGAAGCGCCGGGTCATTTCGTACCTCCTGGAGCCGGAGGGAGATCTTCTCGGCCAGCGCGAGGTTGACCCGCACGAGGTCGTTGACCGCCCGGATCACCGACTTCCGGTGCGCCCCACTCGCCTCCGCGACGCGGTTCAGGATGGCTTGCCGGCCCGCCCGATCGGCCGCACGATACTGATGAAGGACATCTCGCCCAACCTCAATCTTCGGAATCCTCATCTCCACCCCCCGGCGGGCTGCCGCTCGATCACCCAGCCGCGCTCACGGTAGACCCGCAGGCGCGCGAGCGCGTGCTGGGCCAGGTAGTCCTTCCGGGCGCCTGGGTCCCGGCCGTCCAGGGCGTCGTAGACCAGCACCTCCGCCTTATCTGATCGCGGCCGCAGCATCCGGCCGAACCCCTGGAGGACCGCGATCTCGCTCAGTGAGCCCCCCGCCAGAAGCCCAGCGTCGATCTCCGGGACGTCCATCCCCTCGCGGAACCACGGCGTCGCGACCAGCACGCCGCCCCCAGCGAGTAAGCGGTAGCGCCCGAGCGCCGCCTCCCGGTCCCGATCCTCCCCCGTCAGGCACCACGTCCGCTCGACCCCGCGCCGGCGGACCGCCGCCTCGAGGGCCGCGGCGTGGGGCCGGAGCTCGCACAGCACGAGGACCCGCTCCCCCGCCAGCGCGTGCCGCGCGGCCGCTGCGGCGAAGGCCTCGGTCCGGTCGCGGTTCCCGACGATCCCCCGCCGTCGGGCCTCGTCAAAGAGGCGGGTCCCGAGGCGCGCGAGGCGCTTCGGGTCGCGGCGCCAGTCCGGCAGGACGGCCTCCCGCACCTCCTCGTAGGACGGGTAGCTGGCGGGCGGTGGCTCCAGCAGCCGCACGGTCGGGCGCGCCAGGAACCCGGCGGCCTCGAGCACGCCAGTCTCGGCCGCCACGACAGTCGGGCCGCACACGCCCTCGAGCAGGAGGTCGGTCAGCGGGTCGCGCCGCGGGGCGGTGCCCGAGAGCCCGATCCTGTAGGCGGCCGACCCGCAGGCCTGGGCGACGAGTCTCCACGTGTCGGCGGCTCCGTGATGGCATTCATCGAGCACCAGCACCCTGACGGCCCCCAGGCGGGCCAGCGTGCCCGCGTGGCGCGACTCGAGGCGGCGGGCGAGGGTCGGGACCATCCCGACCGTCACGGCCCGCCAGTCGGCCGCCCCGGCCCCCACACGCCCAATCTCGACCCCGAGCCGCGCGCGGAGGCGCTCGGCGGTCTGGCGCGCGAGGTCCGCCCGGTGCGTGAGCCAGAGGGCCGGGGCCCCGACGCGTCGGATCACCTCGGCCCCGATCTCGGTCTTCCCGGACCCGGTCGGGCACTCGATCAAGACCCGGCGCCTCTCGACCGCCGCGTCGGCGGCCGTGACCTGGTAGGGTCGCAGCTCGACGCCCGCGAGCCGGTCAGCGAAAGGCATCGGCGCCGTGGGGTCGTCGTCGACCTGGATCCGCGCGTCCACGATCGCCGCCACGCGCTCGGCGAGCCCGGACGGGAACGCGCCGGACGCAGAGACGAGACATCTGGTACCGTCCCAGCGGCCGTTCTGGTAGGCGCGCGTGTGGCGCGCGCCCGGCACTTCGGCGGTCAAGGCCTCGCGCGCCGCGGCCCGGGCCTCTGGCGGTCCCTCGAGTCGGGCCCACGGGCCCCGCACGCGGACGACGGCGATAGCGCTCATTGACACCGAGTTAGGAGTTCCCACGCTCTAGCGGCTTGGGCGGGCACGACGGCGTTGCCAAGGGCGCGAAGTCGGTCCACCCGACGGGCACGCCCATCAGCCACTCGACGAAGCGGGAGTTGAGCCTCAGTCGCGGGGGCGAGGTCGGGCCAACGGGCGAGGACGGCGGCCCACCGATCCCGCTCCTCGGGGCTTGGCGGCCAAGCGGGCGGCCCTTCGTCCCGTAAATCTCCGCATCCGACTTCTGGCTGGAATCCGACCGCCAGTCGCGGCTCGTCAGGGTGGACCACAACTCCGCGTCCCGTTTCAGGTTTGTTCCCTGTATGCTCGTCGCGTCTGACCCCGGGCGCCTTCCGTCGTGCGCGCTCGGGCTCGCCCACAACTGTTCCGCGACATTGTGAAGCCCAACTTGTCGTTTCTTTCCGTCCGGTGTCATGCCCGCCCGAGGCATTCCGCCCCTCGGCTTCCGCCCGCCATTCGGGACGTTCGCGGTGGGCCAGCACGAAGACTCGCTGCCTCCGGTGCGGCGCGCCGACTTCAGCCGCCGTAACGAGTCGGCACGCAGTGACGTAGCCCAGGCCGTGTAACTCGGGCAGGACGACATGGAAGAAATACGGCAAGGCACCGGGAACGTTTTCGAGAAACACAACTCTTGGATCGGACTCAGCGACGATCCGGCGCACGTCAGGCCAGAGGTTGCGGGCGTCGTCGGCCCCCCGTCGCTTGCCCGCGACGGAGAAGGGCTGACAGGGAAACCCAGCGTGGACAAGATCGATTCGGCCGCGCCACGGGCGTCCGTCGAAGGTCCGGAGGTCGGGCCAGATCGGGGCACAATCCAACCATCCGTCCTCCATGCGCCGAATGAGCACGTCCTGGCAGTACGGGTCCGCCTCGACGTAGCAGACCGTCCGGTAGCCGGGCACGACCCGCTTGAGTCCATATCCAATTCCTTCGACCCCGGAGCAGAGCGAGAGCGCATTCATCTGTCCCCCGTCGCGTAATATCGTACCGCTGGCGGAAGGGAGGGGCTCCCCGGCCGGCGCCGGGGACGTTGCCCGCAGGTAGTCAGCCTGGACCCCTCTCTACGCCAGCCACACTCGGTGCTCGACCGTTACCCCCCGGCGATCGTGTGCGAACATGAGCCACTGGCCGGGCGGGTTCTGGGCCTTGATCTCTTCCTGGAGCCAGGTGTTGCCGGACTCGGTCGACCCGTTGACCCACAGGATGCGGGCAAGGCCCTCGTGCGTCTGGTTGACCGGGATCGACCACATCGAGTGCCAGTGACCGCAGAGCCCGTACCGGAACTGCTGCGGGAGCGTGCCCGAGGCCCACGACATGATGGCCCGGATGAAGCCGTACATCGGGATGCCGGCGAACCCCCCGCCCCGCATTTGGTCGCCGTGGAAGCAGAAGAACGCGTTCCGCCCCACGCTGAAGACGCGGTACCAGGCCCGCTCCCCGGGTTGATAATTCGGCAACCACCGGAGGCGTGCCTCGCCCCTGAGCTGCTGGTGCGTGGCGTGATAGAGCATGGCGTCGGCGTTCGTCTCGGGGTGGTAGTCCCCACGGCGCCCGATCCGCCCGTGGTTCCCGACAACGTCGTGGACCTCGACCTCCTCAAAGTAGTTGAGGAGGTCGCGCAGGAGAGTCCCCAAGATCTCGGGACCGTCGAGCAGGACTTGGCGGAAGAGCGAGGCGTCGACGCGCCACGCCTGGCCCGGGAAGATGGTCTCTCCCTCGACGAGGTCGCCGAGCAGGCACACGACCGCCTTCCGGATTGGACGGTCCGCCCGCTGGATGCCGACGAGGCGCCGGACGCGGTCGGCGTACAGCGCGATGCGCTTGGCACAGACCTCGGTGCTGTAGGTGGGGGTCCGCTTCCCGAGCTGCCAGTCCGAGACCAGTAGGATGGCGGTCTCGGGGTCATCCTTTCTGCGCTCCGCCCGCGGGGCGGCGACCGGCCGGTACGTGACCTGGTCAGCGGCCTCCCGCGCGGCTCGGTACACGGCGTCGACGAGATCGCGGGACGTCAACTTGGCCTCGTCGAGCTGGCGTAAGAGCTTCGCGTTGTCCGCCTGGAGCTTTCGGATCGCCGTTTCGTGCTTCGCGGCGTCCTGCATCGTGGTCTTCATAGATCCCCTTTGCATTGTCCGCTCGGCACGTTGGGCACTCTCGACGGCGGTGCTTGTGGACGGTGGTCGGACTCGTTCCGGCGTACCCGCGCGCTTGCAGGACGCTCAAGAACGCCTCTTGGCTGATCGCCGGGTCGGCGAGCGCCCGCCGGAAGTCGGCGCGGTCATCGCGCGAGAGCGCCCGGTAGAAGTCCCTCAGGAGGCAGGGCCTCAGTCTCCGGCCCGCCGCCTCGGCGGCCATCAGGTCGTACAGTCCCACGCCCTCCCTTATCGCGCCTCGGGCGGATGGCTCACCGCCCGCAGCTCCCCAGCCGCTCCGTCCCGTTCTCGCCGCCGCTCATGCTTTCTCTCCGAGGAGCCGTCTCAACATTGCCTCGTCAAACGACTTGTACGCCTTCCCGTCCCGCCACCACCGTTTCCCGAGGTTCGGGTGGTCGCGCCCCAGGCGCCGGAGGTCGCAGTGAAGGCCCGGGGTGTTCCACCTGGGGTAGAGCCCGACCCCGTTCCACGGGAACCTCTCGGCCCACAGCCACAGGTCGACCAGCGGCACGGGCTCCACGACGCGGCGGCCCCCAGCCTGGCGCACGACCTCGGCGTGGTAGTCCACCGCCGTCGCGAGCGGGCGCGCGGTCGTGTAGTGGCTCGAGTCCCCAGCGTCGTGGCTGCCGGGCCGGTCCCACGCGACGTGGATCACGTACCGGACGCCCGGCAGCGCCACGCCATGCGCGGCCCGCTGCTCGTCCAGCAGGTACACGACGTCCGGCTCCACGAGGTCCGGGTCGTGCACCCACTCCTCGCGCCGGAAGTGCCTGACGCGCCCCCACTCCACACTCATGCCGCGCCCCCGCGATATACCCTATAGGAGGACCGCATCATGACGCCGACGGCGCTCTTCGTGCTCTGGCTCCTGTACTCGACCCCGTGGGCCATCGGGCCCGTCCCGATGACACCCGGCTGGGCGGGCGTCGCGCTCCTGGACCAGGAGGCGTGCCTCGCGGCGCTCGAGCGCTCGCCCCGCCCCGGCGCGTGCCTGCCGGGCGGCGCCCCCGAGCCCGGGCCGCTGGCGCGTGTCGAGCGCCGCTGAGGGGTCACCGCGCCTCCCAGGCGGCGCGCGAGACCGTGAACGCGGCCTCGGGAGGGTCGCCCGAGATCCCGCCCCAGGCCCACGGGCCGGCCGCCAGCTCCCGGACCCGCTGGTCGAGGTGCCGGGTGTTGGACAGCAGGATGGCGGCCCGCACCTCCTGGACCGCGGGGTCGCGGAACGCCTCGTCCACCAGGTACTCCCGCACCCGCAGCCTGGCGCCGCAGCCCCGCGCCTCCGGCAGCAGGCAGACGCAGTAGGACACAGCGTTCGACCCCGCCGACTCGAGGGACCCGACGCCCAGCAGCTTGCTGCGGTCGTCGACCACTGCCCACGTCCGCTCGCCGGGACGCGGGCGCTCGCGCCAGCGCGGGCCGAACGCCGCCTGGGGGTCCGGCAGGGACGCCATCGCGCGGCCCCACAGCGCCTCGGCGCACGGCCTCGTGACCTCCCGAAACCATATCATCCCGCGTCCTGCGGGTATGGCACCGTATAGTCGGCGAGCTGCTCCTCGGGCGCGCCGCCCTGCGGCGGCTCCGGGTCTCGGCGCAGGGTCTCCCAGAGCTGGTGGCGCGCGCACCGCTCGACCATCGCGCACGCGTCAGACAAGCGGCATCTCCAGCTCCACGAGTGGGCGCCGGAACTTCGTGTGCCGGACCTTGAGCCCCCAGCCGGCGCCCCGCGCGTGCTCCTGCATGACGGGCGACTCCCAGTACTCGGTCGGCATGAAGATGCTGGCGTCGCTGTACCCGGCCGCCAGCATCCAGGCCTTCGTGGCATGAAGCGAGTCCGCCATCGGCTCCTGGCGCATCGGGGTCAGGAGCGCGATGTTCCCGAGGTGCCGGCCCCCGCGGTCGGCCCGGAACCTGACCGCCCGGACGTCCGGCTTCCCGGCGCGGCCCGGGCGCTCGGTCACCAGCAGGGTGGCGCGGTCGAGGTGGTACTGGTCCTCGCACCGCTGGGCGTACAGCGCCTGGTCCGGGGCGTCGCGCCAGCGCCCCCGGACGTGCTCGACGAGCGCCGGGACCTCGCCCTCCTGGGCCTCGCGGGTCGCGTAGCCGCCGCGCTCGAACGTCGCCCCCACCGCCCGGCGCGCCGGCCACCCGCGGAACACCGCGTCGTCGAGCGGGAACTCCAGCAGCGTCGCGGCGCGGTACGCCCCCACCTCGCGGGCCCCGTAGTTGGCCCGGAGGCCCGCGATCCAGTCCGGGCGGTTGGCGCGCGTGCGGGACAGGAGCGCGCCGTGCCCCATCGCGCGGAGCGCCCCCCAGACCGGGCGCTCGGCCTCGCGCCAGAACCAGGCGGGGCGCTCGCGGTTGAAGTGGATCGTCCACGTCACGGTCGGGCGCCGGTCGTCCAGGTACACGAGCTCGTGCTGGAGCGGCCGGCCCCGGAACTCGAGCGCGAGCTGCCACGTCGAGGGCTGGTCGACGCGGCCCGCGAGCTGGCACCACGCGTGCGCCTCCGGCGGGTCGCAGCACGGCGGGTCGCCAGGGCACCGGGCCGGGAAAATACCCGCTTCCACCCCGACCGCCGCGCTGGCGTCCAGGTCGTCGGCCGTCAGGCGCCGCAGCCGCAGGCCCGGGACATCCGGGTACTCGTGCTCCGGCGTGTCGGGCGGGTCGAACCTCGTCACGGTCGAGGGCGGCGGGGTCGCGGCCCCGCTGTCCGCCCACCGCGCCTTGAGGTGCCGGTGCGCCCGGGCCTCGACGACGGCCTCGTACCCGTTGTAGCCGCGCGACCGGAGGACGCGCCACAGGACCCGGTCGTCGTGCGGGAGCGCGAGCCCCCGGTCGGTCCACCGCGCGACCGGCAGGACGTCCGGCCCCTGGAGCAGCTCGGCGTCCGCCGCCGTGACCCGCACCTCGCCGGGCGGGGCGTCGACCTCCGACGAGACCACGGCCGTCACCCACCCGCCGGCGTCGAGCGCGACCCCGTGCCTCACGCCGACTTCGCGTCCGCCATGAAGCGCCAGGACGTGACCTTGTAGCCCGCGCCCCCCGAGACGTCGGACAGGCGCCCGAGGAGGTGGTACGACACGAAGCCGGTGCTGCACGGCTCCTCGAGCCGGAAGGAGCGGAACACGGTCACGGCCGTCACGTTCGGGGCCTTGGCGCCCGCGAGCGAGAGGGACTGCGAGTAGACGACCTCGCCGCACGACGGGGCGCCCGTCGTCGTGCTGTTGCGCAGGAGCCGGTAGTACGCGGTGCGGGCCGACCCGTCGTTCGGCCCGTCGAGCTGGAGGCGGGCGACGAGCCACGACCGGATCACGTCCGTGTCGCGCTGGAGCTGCACGAAGTTGCTCACCGCCTGGATCTCGAACTCCACCGTCGAGCAGAAGTAACACGCCACGACGCTGTTCGTGATCGCGGCGCGCGAGATCTGCTGCTCGGCGACGTCCGCCGTCACGATCCGGATGACGCGCACCCCCTCGCCGGGCCCGAAGCTCGACTCCGCGCACGAGAGGCTCCGGGCCGCGGGCCAGTAGGCGTAGCACGTCAGGTACTCGACGTCCTCGTCGTGGAACGTCTTGGCCTTCGCGCGCCGGTGCTCGACCGCCGAGCCCGTGCTGGTGGACCCGCAGGCGCGGTACAGGACGATCGAGGCCCAATCCACGGGCTCCGCGTACGTGACGTTGACCTCCACCACTTTCCCGCCCCCCTGCACGGCCGTCAGGGCGGTCGGGGCCGCCAGGACTCCGAAGCTCGGGGGCACAGTCGCGGGGGTTGGGACCTGGAGCGGGGCCGGCATCTCGGTCGACTCCGCGGTCGGGAACGCGAGGTCGTCCGGCAGCGTCCCGCACGAGTAGCTGTAGAACGCGCACGACCAGGGCGCGAGCCGCATCAAGATCCGGTCCAGCGCCTTGCTGATCTGCCGGACCTCCATCGGGGCGCACGTGTAGGCGAGTGGCGCATAGGTGAGCGTCACGCGGTCGCCCGGCGCCGCCTGCCGCGCCTCCTGCGCGACCGCGACGTCCACGACTTCGTTCCCGTGGATCTCCCGCCTCGAGAGGTAGTGCGCCACCTTGTCGGCCGCGCCCGAGTCCCGCAAGAACCGGTGCTGGAGCAGGACGTCGCGCCCGACCCCCTTGTGGACCGCGCGCTTCACCTCCAGGCGGTACCCGCTCAGCGCGTCCCACCGGTACGCGAGGCGGTAGTCCCGGACGGTGTTCTCGAGCGGCGGGCGCTCGCGCGGCGTCAACACCGCCAGGAGGTTGCGCTCCCCAGCCCCGGCGCCGTCCCGCACCGCCATCCTGACGTCGGCTTGGAGCGCGTCAACCGAGACCATCCACTCGCCCGAGGCGTTGGCGTCGAGCCGCATCCCGCGCACGAGCAGCAGTTCACGCAGGACGTCGAGGGCCGCGCGCGGCTCCGCCAGTACGCCGTCGCAGTAGAGGCCCGTGACCTCGGTCCCGGTCGTGGGGTCGAGCTGCGCCTCGGCGGCGTTGAAGCTCGCGGCGTTGACGCTCTGGCTCAGTCCATAGGTGGTGTCGGACAGCAGCGTTCGGACGGCGCGCGCGAAGTTCCGCTCGGCCGAGAGGCCCGTGACATCGGCGTAGATCGGGAAGAGGGCGTTCTGCCAGTCCACCTGTCGGCGCGGGAACCTCACGGTCGTGAGGCCCGCGTACCGCGTGGTCTCGACCGTGTACTCGCTGGTCTCGATCTTGTGGAGCGTGCCGTCGCCTGCGAGCCGGTACATCTGGTCGACCGTCAGGGCGCCGCGCCCCACCAGGTAGTCGTACTGGTCGTTCGTCCGGTCGTCGTTCACGTAAGGGCATCGGTGGCGCTCGATGTTCCCGAACACCACCGGGATCGGGACCCCGAGGTCGCGGGCGTTCGGGAACGTCGAGGCCAGGACGGTCCCGAGCGGGACCGGCTGCTCGAAGACGCTGAGGTCCGGGGCGACGGCCCGCACCTCGACCCACCCCTCGCCGAGCGCGGTCGTGCTGACCTTGCCGGTGAACTCCGTCACGCCGGTGCCGCTCTCCTCGTCGTACCGCGTCAGGGTGAGGGTCGTGCCCCGCAGGTCCGCGGTGTGGAGGGCGTCGAGCGCGCCGTCGGCGTTCACGAGCCGGAACGAGACGGACGTGGCGCCCGTGACCCCGTAGAAGGCGTCGAAGTACGAGCGCTCGACGACCGGCTCCTCCGTGATCCGCCCGACGTACCGGACCCCCGACACCACGAGGTCGCGGCCGGCGAAGTTCTGCGGGACCGAGTCCTCGACTCCGCGCTGGATCGCGGAGGCCTGGAACAGCCCGGCCTGCGCCCAGGTCCTGGACTGCGCGCCCGTAAGGCGCACGAGCCAGACGGGGCGCCAGATCTTCTGGCGGTCTGGTGCCGTCATCTACTCGCTCCCGTAGCTGACCGGTGGCCCTGCGATCTGGACGGCGCCGGTGACGGTGCCGTGGTTGCCGCTCCCCGAGTAGTCCTTGGCGCTCACGCCGTCGTCGAGCGGCGACCACTGCACGAGGTTCGCCGTCCGCGCGGGCCGTGCGCTCTCCATCTCCTGGGCGACCTCCGCGGCTGTGAGCGCCGCGGTCCAGACCTTGAGGTGGGCGAGCACGCCGTCGAGGTCCCACGCGTTGGCGCCGTCCGTGCCGATAGTCACGGTGTCGGCGGAGCTGCCGATCGACGCCGGGATCGTCCCGCTGAACGTCACGGTCTGGGCGACCCCGTTGACGTAGAGCTTCAACCGGTCCGCGTTCGCCGCGCCGCCGCCGTCGTAGACGATGGCGAGGTGGACCCAGACCCCCGCCGAGAAGATGCCGGCGACCCGACCCTTCGGGGCGGTCGTGCCCATCACGAAGGCGAAGTCCGCGCCCACGCTGCCGTCGCCGACGCCGTGCCACAGCACGAGGTCCGCCGCGTCGCCGCCGACCGACGCGACCTTGCCCCAGATGACTGCGGCGTCGGAGGCGGCCGTCGGCTTGTACCAGACGCACACCGTGAGGAGCGAGGAGCCGTCGATCGCGTTGATATCGCCGAAATCGACCTTGTCGTCCACGCCGTCGAAGGACAACGCCATCATCCGACCTCGTAGGAGAGCGTCTTGCAGTCGCGCCACGCGGCCGGGCCTTCGTCGTGGGTGCACCGATGGAGTGTGAACGTTCCGGCAACGATCCGCCCGGCCAGATGGGCGGCGCGCAGCGCGCCGCGGATGTTGCGCGCCTTGGCCTCGTCGCGTGCGAGGTCCATATCCGCCCGGAGCGTCGGCCGCTCCTCCTCATCCGTCCCCGGCGTGGCGCTCCCGCCCCGGGCTTCGACGGCCGCCCGCGCCGCGTCGCGGTGTGCCGCCGTGTCGAAGACCGCGAATGCCTTCACCCGCCAGAACGCCATTTTACGTGCTGCTCGACATCGACAGGACGCCCATCAGGAACCTGGCGTCCGTCCCGAGCGTGTCCGTGGCGACGTCGCGCTCGATCTTGATCTGGATCAGGTCACTCCCGGCCCACCCCGACGAGCACGGGATGTGCCCCGACGTGACCTGCTGGCGGAGGACGTACCCGGCGCACGTAGCGCACCCCGCAGCGATCGCCGCGGCGCCCCCGGCGCCGTCCCAGGACGAGGCGGAGGGGACAGCGCGCGTCGTCACCGTCCACGCCACGACGCCGCACGACGTCGCGACCTGCGCGAGCCAGTAGACCTCGAGGTTCGCCGTCACCGGCGTGAAGCCCGGCGGGACCTGGGCGTACCAGTGGGCGGCCTCCGACGCGGCGGCGTCGAAGTCGAGCACGTAGTAGGGCCACGCCGTCCCCGCGATCTTCTGGAGCTGCGGGAACGCAGCCGCCCCGAACTCCGCGCCGGTCGGGCGGAGGAGCTTCTGCGGTTTCGAGGCTGCGCCCGCCGCTGCCGCTGCCGCTGCCGCGCCCACGCCGATCATCTCTTGGGCCCCCCTCTCTACGTCGACGTCGCCGCGAGGCGCTCGGCGTACTGGAACTGGAACGCGACGACGTGGATGCGCCCGGGGTGCGCGTCGCCTGCCGCCGTCGAGCACGAGTCGCGCTTCCACTGGAACGAGAGGACCGAGTTCTGCGTGAACAGCCCGCTCGTGAACGTTCCAACGAGCTGCTCGCTGAGGCGCCCCGTCGTGGTGCTCGCCGTCAGGAGATTCGCCGTCGATGCCGCCGCAGCCTCGGGGTTGCCCCCGGCGTGGCACGCCGCCAGGTACTCGAGGACGCTCCGGACGTCCTGCGTCGACGCCTGGCACCCGCCGACGACGGCGAAGAGGTACGACGGCCGCTCGACGTTCATGTCCGCCGGTGCTTCGATCGACCACCGCACGCTCGCGGCGTTGCACGTCGAGAACGCGAGCGTCGGGGCGTTCCCGAAGAACGCCGCGTCCGGGGCTTCTCCGGTCGAGAGCTGGACGACGTTGATCTCGAGGCGGCGGACGCCGAAGCGGGCGGCCCAGCTCGCGCCGGTCCCGGAGGACGGGTCGCGGACCAGGACGTCGTCGCTGCTCCCCGCCGACAGGACGAGGGCGGCATTCCACTCGTCGGGCCCGATCTCGCCTGCCACGCCGAGGTCAGACACCGCCGAACACGCTGTATGCGTGATGATCGCGTCGGTCATGGCCCCACCACCTCGTCGAGCGTAATCATCGTCTCGGCCTCCGCGCCGGCCGCCTGCCAGTCGGGGTCCTCGGCCCACCGCACCACGTACCCCTGCCGCGGGTCCCCGAGGTTCAGGTAGGCGTAGAAATAGTCGGCGCTCCACGCGCGGCGCGCGACGTCCTGCCAGTCCTCGAGCGCGTCCCCGAGCCCGGGCGACGCGGGGTCCGTGCAGGCCTTGACCGACCCCCGGATCTGGACGCGCGGCTCCCCCATCCGGAGGCGCTGCCCCCAGCCGCCGTGCGGGGGCCCGACGTCAAGCCGCGGCCGCACGGTCCGGAGCCCGGCCGGGACCCGGAGGTGGGCCGGGGTGTCGGTCAGCGCGCCCGCCACCCAGACGCCGCCCAGTTCCCAGTACGTCGAGCCGAGCGTCGGGCCGCCGGCGCACGTCGCGGTGGTGGGGTCGAGCTTGATCCGCAGCCACCGGTACCCGAAGCCCGTCGCGAGGTGCGCGTGCTGGAGGCGCCACGAGAGGGGGTCGCACGTCAGCGCGACGGCCTCGCTGTAGGTGGGGGCCGCGAAGAGCCCGCTCGAGGAGGCGCCCTGGATCGTGGCGGACGTGAAGCCGGCGTTCACCAGCCCCACGAGCGCGACCGTCTGCGAGCTCCCGAGGTCCAGCAGCCACTCCTGCGTGGTCTGGGTGTCGGCGGAGCGCCAGGGGCGGAACGGGCGCTGCGGCTGCTGGGCCTCGGTCGAGCAGTAGTTGCACGCCTGGCCGGACCCGTAGGCGACCGCGGCGTCGGCCTCCGCGAGGTTGGCGAACGAGAGGCGCATCACGGGCACGGCTACATCCCCCGAGCCGCAGCTTGGACGGCCGCCCGCATCCGGGGCGAGGTCCGGATCATGCGCTCGAGCGCGTCCGCGAACGCCCGAGCCTGGGCCTCGGGATCTCGGCCCCCGCCCTGCACGACGATGTCCCCGAACTGAACCGAGACCGCGCCACCGCCGCCGCGCGAGACAGCCTCGCCCATGTGCAGAAGGTACGGGGCGGTGCGCGGCACGTAGTCCGTCCCGCCGGCGTAGCTTCCCGCGACCGGCGCGGTGGGGTAGAAGAGCCCCGTCGTAGGGTCCGGGTACGTGCTGACCCCGGCCGGGACCTGCGCGAGCGTCGCCCAGGGCCCCCGCGCTGAGCCGTTGCCGCCGAGCCCCGCCGTGTTGGCCGCGATCTGCGCGAGGTACCCGACCGCCACCTGGTCGATCGTGAGGCTCTGCGAGGCCCGCGCGTTCGCCTCCTCGCTGAGCCGGCCCAGCAACTCGAGCGCCGCCTCGGGCCCCATCGAGGGGTCGAGGCGGTCGATCACCAACTGGAGGTCCGCGTGGAGGAGCGCGAGCTCGTCAACGACGGCCTGCTGCTTCTCGCGCATGAAGTCCTCGAACGGCGCGCCACCCGTGAACTCCGCGACGCGCGCGCCGAGCGCGGCACTCACGCTCTCGAGCGTCATGGCCACGTCCTCGAACAGCGCCTGGAAGGCCGCGCTCGGGCGGTCCCACAGGAGCTGCCCGGCCTCGAGCACCCCCTGGGCGCCCGCCACGATCGCCTGCGCCATACCGGGATCCGGCGCCGCGAAGAACGTGTCCAGCAGCTCCTGGAAGTCGGCCCGGCGCGCCCCGTAGATCTCCGACGGGTTCGTGCTCGCGAGCTCGCTCGCGCGCAGGCCCTGGACCGCCGCGTCGACGAGCGTCTGGGCCCCGACCCACGCCCCCACCACCTGCTGGATGTAGGCCAGCTCCTCCTGGTACCGCTGGGCGATCGTCGTCCGGAGGTCGTCCGTCAGCGCGATGGCGGTCGCGAGGTCCGGGGCCTCGGCGATGGCCTGGCGCGCGCCGGCGATCTCGTCCGCGAAGTCCGACACCAAAGCGTCGAGCTGGGTGCGGAACGCCGCGAAGTCCGCCGCGGACTCCGTCGTGATGCCGGCCGCCTCGCCGACCTCCTTCCGGAACTCCCGCACGGCGTTCCGGAGCTGCTCGAGCGCCGAGCGCGCCGCGGTGATCTGCTGCGCGTCGAGCTCCACCAGCGCCTCGACGAGCGCCGCGATCTGGTCCGAGATTCCCTGGTTCATCCCGGTGTCCTGCGTTGGGCCGGCCCAGAGGAGGGTGCGGACCTTCTTGATCAGGTCGGGGTCCTGCCGCACCGCGCTGGCGAACTGCTCGTACGTCAGGGTGGCCTCGAGCGAGTTCGGGCCCTTGCCGATGTAGACGCCGCTGGCGCCGGGGTACAGGTCGGTCGGCCGGGGCGCAGTCGCCGGCGTGAAGGCGAACGGGAACTGGAAGCCCGGCGGCGCGACCGGGGGCCCGATCGCCTGCCCGACGGCCCCGAAGTCCTCCGGCGAGAAGAACGTGCTGGCGACCGGGTTCCGCCCCCCGCCCATCGCGCCGGGCTGGAACGCCGCGATCGCGTCGTAGAGATCGCGGAGGCTCTGGACCCCGCCCAGGGCCCCGCCGAACTCGTTGAAGAGCTGGACCTGCTGCGCGCGGCTCTCTGCGTTCCGCTGCGCCCGCGTCTTCTTCTTGCCACCGAACATCCCACCGAGGAAGCCCCCGCCCGAACCCCCGAGTGCCCCGCCCAGGAGGGCCCCGATGATCGCGCCCGGGACGTTGCCGATCGCGAAGCCGATCCCGGCGCCGATCCCGGCGCCGATGCCCGTCCCGGCGTACGTCCCGATCGCCGCGGGCCCGGTCGGGTCGCCGCCGAAGATCGCGGACCCGAGGTTCAGCGCGATGCCGGCCGCCGCGAGGTAGGGCGCGAAGGACGAGATCATCCCCGCGCTTCCGAGGAGCCCGGATGTCGGCGCCGTCGCGGCCCCGCCGATCGCCCCGACCCCGGCGCCGAGCTCGAGTGCCCCGGTCCCGAACGACACGCTCGCCGGGAGCCCGAACGCGGCGCCGCTCAGGCCGCCGAGCGCGTAGTTGCTCGGGAGATTGTAGATCCCGGGGAAGGCGTTCGCGAACCCGAGCCCGGCCTGGAACGTCCCGACCCCGCCGAACCCCCCGGCCGCGTTCGCGCCGGCCCCGACTCCGCCGCTCACGAGGGCCGAGCCCGCGGCCTGCGCGGCGCCCCCGAGGAACCCGCCCCCCGCCCCTCCGCCGCCCCCGAGGAACTGCATCGTGAGGCCCGCCGCGAGCGTCGCCAGGGAATTGATCAGCGGCGCCAGCGCCTGGCGGATCACGCGCTGGGCGAACTCCACGATGATGTACTGCCCCAGGTTCGCGAACGCCGCCTTCACGGTCTGGGTCCCCTGGATGATGCCGGTCGCCAGCTTCTCGAACGCGCCGCCGACCGCCCCGAAGACGTCGAGGTAGAAGCCCCGGATCTCGCCGAACCGTCGCGCCTCCTCGCGGATCGCCGCGAGGCGCTGGACCTGCTCGCGCTCCTTCGGGCCCAGCTCGTCGAGCGACCGCCCGAACAGCGTCCAGGCTGAGCGCATCTCGTCCGCCGCCTGCGCGGTCTCCGCCATCCCGGCCCGGAGCTCGACCTGCGCGGCTTTGATCGCCTCCTCGGCCCCGGCGCTCTTCTCCGTGAGCACGATCTGGTCCGCGGAGATCCGCCGGAGGTCGCTGTCGACCTCCTCCATCCCGTCCGAGAGCCCGGCGAAGAACGCCGGCCAGTCGGACAGCGCCTGGGAGAGGTCGTCGGCCGCGGCCTCGACCTCGGAGAGCGACTCGGCCGCCTCGTCGCCCGCCCGGGCGAACGCCTCGAGCGCCGCGGCGCGGTCCCGCAGGACCTCCGCGGTCGAGAGCACCCCGGTGAACTCCCTGCCGCCCCACACGGGCAGCGGCTCCTCCTTCGCGGCCGGCATCGCGGCCGGTAGCACGACGGGCGGCCCCATCGTGGGCTCGCGCGCCAGCGCGGCCTCGAGGTCGGCGCGCTGCCGCTCCTCCGCCGCGGTCTCGGCGAACCGGAACGGCACGGCGCTGATGTTCCGGCCAACGAAGTTCAGGAACCTCGTCAGCCACTTGCTGAACGGGCCATCCTCGTGCCGCCGCGCCTGGGCGTCCAGCTCGCGGTACAGGTCCGCCACCCCGGCGGCGAGGTCGCGCGTCCCCGTGACGGCGCCCGCCATCAGCTCCGCGGTGTTCCGCACCCACTGCGTGAACCCCTCGGTCTGGACGAAGTCCGCGACCTCCTTCGCGAGGGCCTTGAGGGCGTCGAAGAGCGGGCGGAACCCCTCGGCGAGCGCGAGCTGGACGTTGTCCGAGATCGTGCTCGTCAGGCCGGTCCAGGTGCCGGCCATCTCGACCATCGAGCCCCCGAACCGGCGGAACTCGGACTCGAGAGCCGCGAACGTCTCCTTCGCGCTGGCGCCCGCCTCCTGGAGCTTCTCGATCTTGGTCCGGCCCTCGGCCGACAGGATCCCCATCTCCTGGAGCCGCATCGCGGCCTCGCCGAATGGGCGCCCGCCCTGGATCATGCTGTAGGCGCGCCCGAACCAGAACGCGACGTCCTGGATGCCGCGCCCCGAGACCGCGGCCGCGTCCCCCACCAGCGTCAGGGACTCGCGCGCCTTCTGGGCGCTGACCCCGAACGTGAGGAGCAGGCGCGAGGCCTGGAGGATCGGGCCCGTCTCGAACGGCGTCTTGGCCGCGAAGTCGAACAGCGACCGGACGTGCTCCTTGGCGGCGTCCCCGGACTTGAGCAGGGCCTTGAATTGGAGCTGGGCGGTCTCAAGCGTCGAGTTCATCCCGATGACGGCGTTCTTGGCGGCCGCCAGCGTCCCGGTGACGCCCCGGAACCCGACCATCGCGGCCGAGAACGCGAGCGCCCCCTTGACCAGGCCGCCGAACGCGAGGGAGACCTTCTGCGACTGCCGCTCGAAGTCCCGGCCGAACTGCTGCTGGCCGCGCGCCGCCTCGTCGAACCCCCGCTTCCACTCCGCCATGTCGAGGCGGAGCTTCGCGACCAGTTCCCCGACGTTGACCTCGCCCGCCACGCGCCTAGCCCTCTCTCCTGTGCCGGCGCATCTCCTCGGAGAGGATCTGCGCCATGCGGTCCTCGCCCACCAGCTCCTGCATCAGGTCCGAGACCCGCGGCGCCTGCTTCAGCATCCCGGTCGCGGCCGTCACGCGCGCCACCAGCCAGGCGAGGCGCCACATCTCGCGCTCGTCCCGGCGCTGGCGCCCGACCGCCATCGCCACCAGCTCGGCGGGCGTGAGGCGCGAGAGCTGGCGAGGCTCGAGGCCGAGCTGCTCGTACGCCAGCGCCTCGGCCTCCTCGTACCCGACCGCCATCTCTACTCGGCGGCCGCCTTGTCCCCCGCCCCCCGCCCGAAGTACCCCGACTCCGTGAAGGCCTCGTTGAGCAGGTACAGGACGTCGTTGAGCGCCCCCCGCCCGCTGTCCACGTACTCGGTCAGCAGCCGCTCGACGTCCTCGAACCGCAGCCGCTTGTCGTCCGACCGCAGCCCCGCGTAGAGCGCGTGCTGGAGGGTGTTGACCGAGAGCCGCGTGAGGTCGCCCACGATCTCGCCCATCGGCTTCCCGAGCCGCCCCTCCATCGCCTTCAGGTCCGCGAACGTGAACTTGATCCTCCGCACCCGGTCCAGCGTGATCTCGACGCCGCTCGTCATCTCCGGAGCCTCCCCTCTCTGGGTACCGTCGTCCCCACCACGGGTTTCTGACCCACTACGTCTACGTCGTGATCGACCGGCTCAGGTCGCCCGCCGGCTCGAACGTCACGGTCGCGTCCAGGAGCGACCCGACCCCGCCCGACACGGGCGAGTAGCGCGGCAGGTGCCACGTCCCCTGGTACCGCGGGTTCGCGGCCGCCGAGCAGGCGTAGCACGCCCGGATCTCGATGCAGCTCTGGCACCCGACCGCCGGGAACAGGAGCGCGTCCACGCAGGAGAAGTTCTGGTGGAACGTCACGTCCAGGCCCTGCGACTTCAGGCCACCGCGCCGCTTCCGGGTGTCGTCGCCCATCGCGGTCTCGTCCAGCGACTCGGCCTCGTACGTCAGCGACAGGGACGAGACGTGGCACGAGAGCGTCTCGCCGTTGAACAGGAGCATCGCGTTCTTCCAGACAAAAGTCGGCATACCGACCCCTCCTCAGTCGCCCACCGACACGGCGGTGAGCCAGTAGTTCGTCTGCCCGCAGGTCTGGGACCAGGCGCCGCGGTAGTACCGCCGGTCCGTGCTGGTCGCCGACGCGCAGTTCCACGGGACGCTCGCCCACTGCGAGTCCCGGCAGGCCCGGCTCGTGAACGCCACCAGGTCGGTCCCGGTGTTGAGCGCCGTGTAGCCGCTCGAGCTGTTGGCCTGGACCAGGGCCTTGATCCCGCCGGCCGTCGAGCTCAGGACCTGAAGCGCCGCGTAGAGCGCGACGTCGCAGGCCCGGCCCCCGAGGTCCGCCACGGTGCCGGCGCCCGGGCCCGTGCAAGCGCAGACCGTCCCGGCCGTCCCGGCGTCGTTCCCGACCCCGCGCGTGGTGCCGTCCTTCAGCACGATCGCCCTGACGATCA